CCGGCCTGGCAGAAGGAAGACTACGACGGCCCGCTCACCGGTGAGCAGGCCATGTGGCGGAACGCGAACCTGACGACGAAGTGAATATCGAAGCCAGAAAACAGGCTCATCTGACGGGCGCGAAGGCGTCAGGCAACCCCGACGCCAGCCAACTGACCGCCATCAACCGCTATACGCTGGATGAGGTCGCCGCCGAGGACGTTTACGTGCGCACCGCATATCTCGCCCACAACGGCATCGACCGCGACGGCGATGTGTTCGACGTATCTCTGCTGGGCGATTTCGCCCGCACACTGCCTGGCAAGGGGCTGTTCATCAGCCACCCGGGCGGCTGGGACGGCGACAAGGGCCCGGGCGTGGGCCGTTGGTTCGACGCGCGGGTGGTGCCGATGAGCACCGACCAAGCGCGCAGTGCGCTGGGTCAGCCGGATCTGCAATGGCCGCCCGGCGAGGAGCAGGCGCAACTGCTGGAGGCTTCGTTCTACCTGCCGCGCATTTCGAAGAACGAAGACCTGGCCACGGAAATCAACACCGGCGTGGCCTCGGACGTGAGCATCGGATTTCGGGCCAGCTCGCGCAGCGATATCCAGGACGCCAACGGCAACGTCATCGCCCAGCGCCTGCACGGCCCGGGCGAGGCCTTTGAGGGGTCGCTGGTTTGGTTGGGCGCGCAGCCCGGCGCCCGCGTTCACAAGAGCGCCAACATCTTCGAAGAAAGCGAGGAGAAAAAAATGGACCAGGTGAAAGAGCTGCAGAGCAAGCTGGACAAGGAGACCGAGCGGGCCAACAGCGCCGAGGAGCGCGCGAAAGCCGCGGAGAACGGCGCCGCGACCACCAAGGCCCTGGCGGACGCGCTCGGGGTCAAGGAAGACGCTATCGACATCAAGGCCATTGCCGAGGCCATGAGCGACGCCAAGGCGGTGCGCTCCGATCTGGTCGAGCGCTACATCGCCGCCAAGCGGCTGCACGGCGTGATCGGGGACGACGAGACGCAGGTCAACGAGGCCAAGGAGTTCGCCGCCGGCATGACGCTGGGGCTCCTGCGCCGCGAGACCGAGGCCGCGGAGAAGACCGCGCCCAAGGGCGGCCAGCTCAATGGCTCCGACCCGAACGCCGGCCCCGACAAACACGGCAAGCCGGACGAGCAGAAGGATATGACCAACCCGCTCGACAACCCGGCCATGTTGGGCGCGGCCTGAGCCGCGACCACAGGAACAGGTAACCGACTAAGGAGAAAGCCATGTCGACCGAGATCGTAGGCGCCAGCGAAGACATCAAGAGCATCACCACGGCGCATTCCGCCTCCACCTCGGCGCTGACGCCGCTGCTGCTCAACAGCCGCGTCGTCGTGCCGCTGAACGATGCCAACGCCAACGCGGACAACGTGTTCGTCTACAAGGCGCCGCGACTCAAGGTGGACAAGAACACGGGCGAGGCCTGGACCGCGCTCGGCCTGGTGTACTGGGACGATTCCGCCAAGAACTTCACCACGTCGACCGGCTCCGGCTCGAATACGCTGGCGGGCATCATCGTCGCCGACGCCGCGAGCGCGGACACCGAGGGCTATATCGACCTCGACCCGGCGACCTTCGCATAAGCGCTCGGTAGCCGCCTAAGAACGGGCCAACAATAGAGGAGCAGGCACGATGCACACCAACATCAACTGGAAGGCGCTGGAAGGCAAGCCCAAGGACCAGCAGTACAAGATGCTGGCCGGCGCCATCGCCTTCGAACTTGGCAAGGTCGCGATGGCCCTGGATATCGGCGGCAAGTCGGCGTCCCTCGCCGGCGTCGAGCTCGGAAGCAAGCAGGCTGGGTTCGCGTCCAATGACCCGGTCTCGCCCGGCATCGAGCAGATCAAGTCGTTCATGGCGCGCAAGTACACCACGCCGTCGGACACGCCGTATCTGGTTGACCTGGCAAGCCAGTTCGCCGAGTTCTTCCATACCAACATGCCCGAAATGGACATGGGGTACACGGTGCTGTTCGATATGGTCGACCTGCGCACCAGCATGCACGACCACTACGACCTCATCGACACCAACGCTGGCATCAGCTTCACCCAGCGCCAGCCCGGCGGCGCGGTCGATATCCGGCGCAACATCACCGAGGCCAAGACCTCCGTCGGCCTGCTGGAGTTCGCCGCTGGCATCGGCATCCTGGACCGCTGGCTCGAACGCCAGATGTTCTGGAACATCGACGAGGCCATCGCCGAGTTCCGGGCCCAGCACTTCCAGAAGAAGGCCGAGCTGTTCTACGGCCTGTTGACGGCGCTGAGCTCGTCGGTCGATGTCAACTTCACCACCGACGACGTGACCACGGCCAATACCGCCGCGGCCGCGATCATCCGCGCCTGCCGCACCAAGGGCTACGCCATCGGCAATAACCCGTCCTTCTACGCGGTCTGCGCGGTCGAGAAGGTGGGTCGATTGCAGAAGATGCTGACCGCCACGATGGGCAACCTGCAGGTAGCCTATGGCACCTCGAACGAGCCCCTGGCTCACCGCATTACCGAGGTCATCGGCACCACCAACATCCCGTCGAGCGACACGGGCTGGTATCTGGTGCTGCCGGGCCGGAAGATGAAGCGCGTCGAGTTCAAGGATCTCACGGTCGAGAGCGATCGCGACATCTACCGCAGCGCCTCGGACATCGTCGGCAAGGCGCAGTATAACGGCGCCATCGGCGACACCGCCCAGGTGCGCCGCTGCAAGTACGCGTAAGCGGCCTAACGCCGCCACCACGGCGCCCGGGCAGGGTCACCTGACCCGGGCGTCTTTTCTTAGGAGCCGAACATGCCGAAGGCCGCCGCCGCCGATGTCATCGAGCTGGGCTTCAACGAGACTCAGTTCAACGCGCCGACGAACTGGGCGCAGGAGAGCGCCGGTGGCTATGTCTACGACATCCTGGCCGACCAGGCGCTGGAGGTGGAGGGAGCCGTCGGCAGCGTGACCTACGCCGCGGCCAGCGCCACGGGAACGGATACGGAAAAGCTCAACTTCTCGCGCATCAGGCGCGCGGAGATGTATCTGACCGCCGCGCAGCTGTGGCGGCGCATCGAGGCATTCGAGCGCGGCAACAAGGCCATCGACCACACGGCCATCAGCAGCCGCGAGAACCCGCAGAGCCGGCCGCTCGCTAATGCCGACGCGGCGGAGCAGGAGGCCTGGTATCTGGTCGGGCTGATTACCGGCGAGCCGCGTGACGGCGCGCTGTCGACCAAGTACGTGCAGAGCGGCCGCCTGAGCACGGTGACGCCATGAAGATGCACAGCAACGCCGACGATATCGCCAAGCGCATCAAAGCGCGTGCCGCCCGGTTGCCGGGCGCGCTGCGCAGCGGAATCCGCACGCTGTTGTCCCGCATAGATCGGGCGCAGGTCGAGAATCTGGCCGGCAGCAAGGAGGCGGCGCCCGGCAGCTATCCGGTACCGAACCGCACCGGCGATCTGATGCGCGGCCACGGCTTCAAGCGGACAGGCGCCGCCAGCGGCATGGTCTTCAATACGTCGGGCCATGCCTTCGCTGTGCATGAAGGTAGAGGTAGTTCGGCGCCGTATGGGCGTCGACCGTTTCTGGAAGACGCGGCCAAGTCGGTGGACGAGACGATGGTGATCGAGAACGAGCTGCGCTCGCAGGTCTTCACGCCGTGACGCGATGGGAGTTTCACGCGGCGCTGAAGACACTGCTGCTGGCCGACACCGGCCTGGACAACTGGGCCACCACGAACTTCGGTTCGTCGCTCACCGCGCTGGAGAGCAACCGGCCGGTCGCGCAGATCAACACCAAGCTGCTGCCCGCGCTCATCTTCGAGATGGACGACGGGACAACCCAGCCGCAGGTGTCGGGCTACAGCCAGGAGGTGCAGACGGCGGAGCTGGTCGCCGTCGGCTTTGTCGAGCATGACCTGGCGACGGCCTTTCAGCGCCGCGCCGAAGCGGTGGATCTGATGGTTCAGGCGGTCATGGCCGACCCGACGCTCGGCGGCAAGGTCTACGGGGCCTGGGTGTCGCGCTTCGAGCCGGACCGGGGCGCGAATCACCCGAAGTATTTCACGCTGTTCACGGTGAGCGGCGAGTACCAGGTCAAGAAGGCATAGGGGGCGATATGGCGAAGCAAAGCGACAAATTGGCGGCCGTGCGGATGGACCGGCCTGGCGTGGTGGCTTGCGGGCCCTATCGGGCCGGGCAGGTCTACGAGGTGGGCGACGACCTCAGCGAGTCCGAGGCGCGGCGCCTGGTGAACGTCAAGGGCTTCACGCCGCTGTACGCCTCCGACCTCAAGGGCGGCGACAAGCCGGCGTCGAAATCGTCCGCGCCGGACGAATCCACCGGCCAAGCGGCCGACAAAGCGGAGGATTAAACCATGCCACAGGCACGAGGCACACAGGCCGCTTTCAATCTCTATGACGAGGACACCTTTGGCCAGGATCCGACCACGCCGAGCGGCACGGTGCTGCACGTCAAGAGCTTCGGCGTGTCTAGCTCGCAGAAGCTCGAGCAGTCCGAGACGCTGAGCGGCACCCGCGGGCGCAGCAAGCCCGTGCAGGGCAATATCGACGTCGCCGGAGACATCGCCGTCGAAATGGCTCCCGAGTCCATCGGCCAGCTCCTGCGCCACGCCTTCGGCTCGAACACCGACAGCGGATCAGACCCCTACACTCACACGCTGGACATCGGCGCCCTGCCCACGGGCATGACGCTGGAGAAGGACTACGGGGCCAACATCAGCGGCGCCGGCCGGGTGGAGAAGTTCAACGGCTGCCGCGTCGGCAGCGTCAAGTTCGAATTCCCGCAGAGCGGGTTCCCGATGGCGACCTTCAGCACCAAGGGCGCGGTGTCCGCGCTGGCGGCCTCGGCTCTGGACAGCTCGCCGACCGACAACGGCCATACGCCCTGGAGCGCCTTCGAGGCATCCATCGAGGAGGGCGGCTCGTCCATCGCCATCGTGACGGCGTGCGAGTTCACGCTCGACAACGGCCTGGACGACGGCGACTACGTGATCGGCTCCAACGAGCGAGCGCAGCTGCCGGAGGGCTTCGCCACCGTCAGCGGCCAGATCACCGCGCTGTTCGAAGACCCCACGCTGCTGAACAAGGCCATCAACGGCACGTCCTCGAGCCTGAAAATCACGCTGTCCCGCGGCGACGGCCTGGGCAGCGCCGGCAACGAGTCGCTGGAGTTCAATCTGCAGCAGCTGCTCTACGAGCGCCAGAGCCCGCCCGTGGAGGGCCCGAAGGGCATCCTGATCACGCTGCCGTTCCAGGTCTTCCGCTCGGGCGCGAACCTCGGCCTGCAGGCCGTGCTGAAGAACGCCCTGGCGACCATTTAAGGAGGTCCGAATGTTCAAGCATGCGGCCAAGCGCCAGGTCGACTGGCCTGTAGAGGTCTCCGTCGCGCAGAGCGGCGGCACCGTACAGTCGGTGGAGGTCACGCTGCGCTACGAGCTGGCCACCCGCAGCGAGATCAAGGGCATGTCGGACGCCGGCTACGGCGTACTGGACGAGGAGGCCGACGAGCGAACCCTCGACCAGCTCTGCGAGAAGATCAAGGGCTGGGGCGATGAAATCGTCGATGAGAACGACAACCCGATCCCCTTCTCGCAGGAGAACCTGCGCGCGGTGCTGGAAAATCCGGCCTTCGCCCGAGCCGCGGTGATCGGGCTCATTCAGGCCAGCACGGGAGCGGCGGCAAAAAACTAAGGACGTGGGTGCGGTGGCTCATGGGCGTGGATGGCCCCGGGCCGGACTATTGCAAGCACTGCATGGCCGCGCGCCGCACCCACGAGAAATGCGACGGCTGCGACGAGCCGGCCATATTGCCGGAGAATATGGCCGCCGCCGAACTGTACATCGCGACGCGCACACAGTGGCGGCGCGGCGACAAGGGCCAGCTGAGAGGCATGGATTACGCCGGAGTGCTGGCGGCCATGCAGTTGCGCGGTGTCAAGAAGCGGAAACGGGCCGCGCTGTTCGAGCAGCTGCAGGCCCTGGAGCAAGCCACGGTCGAGGCGCAGCAGGAACTACTGGAACGGCATGACGACTCGGACTGACAAACTGCAGATCCGCCTCGAGGTCGACGGCGAGGGCCAGGTCCACGCCGCGCTGACCAACGAGGCCAAGGACGTCGACCGGCTCAATACCTCGAACGAGCGCGCGGCGCGCAGTTCCTCGGGCCTGGCCAACGCCATGAAGGCCGTGGCAGCCGCCGCCTCCGTGCGCTGGGCCGTGCGCACCATGGTCGATATGGAGCGCCTGCACGCCATGCTGCGCACCGTGACAGGCTCCACGGAGGGCGCCGCCGCGGCCTTTGACACGCTCAGCAAGATGAGCTCGAGCACGCCGTTTCAGCTGTCCCAGATCACAAAAGGATTCATCAGCCTGAAGAACTTCGGCATGGATCCCATGAACGGTACGCTGCACAACATCATCGAGCAGTCCGCCGCCCTTGGCGCCAGCCAGGAAACCCTGAACGGCATCATCCTCGCCGTCGGCCAGGCCTGGGGCAAGCAGAAGCTCCAGGGCCAGGAAATCCTGCAGCTCATCAATCAGGGCGTGCCCGTCTGGGGCCTGCTGGAGAAGGCCATGGGCAAGAACACGGCCGAGCTCAAG